CGGCATCCCCTGCTAGAGATCCAGCACTTAGCCGAGTTGGGTGACTGCCTTGGCGTACGATTTTTTCCGAATTCTGCGGGCTCCCCTAGTAGTTCGTGATCACCAGCTGGGCGATCCTTTCGCCCTTGGCAATGGTCACCGGCCGGTCGCCGTGGTTGATCAGCACGGCACGCACCTCGCCGCGAAAATCGGCATCGATCACACCTGCCAGGGTGTCAATCCCATCCCGCACGGCCAGGCCGGATCGCGGTTGGACCAGGCCGACCATCCCCATCGGGATAATCCAAGCGTACCCGGTCGGGATCGCAAGGCGCTGGCCAGGGTAGAGGGTCACGCAGATGGTGGATCGCAGATCGTAGCCGGCGGCGTCGAGGCTTTCCTGCTTGGGCAGCGGCAGATCATGGTCGCCGATGCGCTTCACGATGGTCATTCTTCGGTGCTTCCTAGGGTCGGGTTGATGTATTCGAAGGTGACGCCGGCCTCGGCGAACATCGCGGCCGAACTGGCAGCATCGGCGGCCCAGCGCTCGATGAAGCCTTCCGCCGGCGGCATGGTGACGACGCGGACGATGCCGGCCTGGACGATCTTCGCGGCGCACCGCGCGCAGGGCGGATGCGTCACATAGATCGAGCAGCCGGCCACGTCGCGCCGGGCGAACAGCAGCGCGTTGTCCTCGGCATGGATCGTGCGGCGCAGCTTCTCGTCGCGGTCCAGCATGGCGCTGGCGCTGTCCTTGACTGCGCGCGGGAATCCGTTGAACCCCATCGACACCACGCGGTTTTGAGGATCGACGATGACGGCGCCGACGCCGGTGCTGGGGTCTTTCGACCAGCCTGAGATCAGGCTGGCCACGGCCAGCATGCGGGCATCCCACTTGCTCATGCGATGCGCTCCAGGTTCGCCGGCCCGTAGATATGCAGGAAGCTGCTGCCGCCTTCGGCATTGTGCTCGACCACAAGGCGCGTCTCGCCGTTGGCCTTGGTGAAGACCGAGCGAACCTCGCCGGTGATCTGGTAGTCGCCGGTGACCTTCTTCACGCGGTCGCCGATGTTGAACTGGTTCATAATCCTCCCTGGCGCCAGTCAGGACGGCGCCGATAGTTGCGTGGTTTCAGAGATTGATCTGCTTCGTGTGGCTGCAGTGCTGGCATTGCCAGTGCCGCCTTCCTGGCTCGCCGGCCAGCCGCATGGGCTTGTAGTGGCAGCGCGGCGGGTCTTGCAGCTCCGCCGGCGGCAGCACCTCGAACAGCTTGCCCGGGTGAATGCCCATGGCGTCGGTCGCCCGCTGCACGATGTTGAACGCGCACAGAATGACTTCCTCGTCCTTCTCCAGCTTGGCCAGCGCCTTCATCTTCGGCTGGTGCTCCATGCAGACCTTGAAGCGCAGGTTGCGCGCGGTCTGGCGGATGGCATCGGCCGTGCCGTGAATGCGCAGGGTCAACGCCATAATCAGCACCACGTCGACGCTGTTGAACTGCATCGACTGCGTGCGGGTCAGCCACTTCGGCAGGGTGATAAGCGCGGTCACTGTGGTAGCTCCTTTACCAGGAAGCTTGCAAGTTCGCGCGCTATCAGTTCGGCGGCATGGCGCCGTCCAAGCCCGCTCAGCGCCTGCTCGTTGCAGGCGTAGGCTGCCTGTCGGCTTGGGCTCAGGACTCGAACATGAACCATGCCTCTAAGCCTGTCGAGCTCCAGGGAAGGCTGCATGACCTCCAGCTGATGAATAATGCTCTCCAGATTCACGACCTGATTGAGTGATGACATCGACTCGAACGAATGGACGTTGGTCAGGCGCGGCAATCGCACGAAGCCGTCATGGCCTACAGCTTCAATCGTTTCAGGATCTAGCCCGGCAAAGTTAGGGCCAATCACATGGCGCACCCGCTCAATCACTCGGCGCTGCAGGTTAATGATCGTTCGCTGGTGGTCCAGCAGTCCCTTTTCCAATTTGCTTGTTGCTTGCAGGATTTCAACCTGCTGCAGGAGCCGGCGGCGCTGGTTGCGCCCAAAGCGCTTGCTCATAGCTGCGCATCCTCACAGATCAGGCGGTAGTTTTCGGCAGGGCCCAGCACCTCGGCATAGACGCTGGACATCGCTTCGCACTGCTTCGGGGTGATTGGTTGGCTCAGGGCGTGAACCTCGCAGCTATCGAAGGCCGCGCTGGCGCACAGCCAGATCAGCAGGATCTTCATGCGTCACCGTCCTGCCCGAAGGTCGGCCAGCTTGCGGGTAAGGTCCATGCTGGCGCGCTTGCAGGCGGCGTGCTCGGCAACCGTCGACCAGTGACCGCGCTCGCCAACGCTCTCATTGCTGGCAGCCTGGAGTTCCTTTGCCCTCTTGATGAAGCGCTGCGCCTCGGCGATGGCCTCGTTCAGGGTGTTGTCATTGATCATGGGCTGATGCCTCGTGTTGTTGGGGCGCCGTAGCGCCCGGGTGTTGGTCGATTAATACTGGATCGAGATCGCCGGGATCTTGCGCTGCGCGATCAGGGTGATGACCTTGATAGCGGTTTCCTTGTCGATGCCTTCCGCCATGAAAGCCTCGAGCGCGGCGGTGTTGATCGCCTTGCGGTGCTCGCGGTCGGCCTCGCGGCGGCGGGCTTCCTCTTCGGCCTGGCGCTGTTCTTCGGCGATGCGCTGGCGCTCCTGCTCGGCGGCACGCTCGGCGCGTTCCTCGGCTTCGCGCAGCTGGCGCTCGTTCTCCTGCTGCTGGCGCAGGCGCTCCTGTTCTGCGCGCTGCGTGGCTTCCTCGGCTTCCCGGACCTTGCGTGCGGCCTCGTCGCGTTCGGCCTGCTGGCGGGCCTCCGCTTCGCGCTGGGCCTGCTCGGCAGCTTCGCGGCGAATCTGCTCTTCGCGGTCGCGCTGGGCGCGCTCTTCTGCCTCGCGGCGCAGGCGGGCGAGCTCTTCCTGTTCGGCCTCATACTGCTGGCGCTTCTGGAAGGCCGCGGCCAGGGTGCGCTCGGCGCCCATCTTGGCCTGCTCGGCGTAGCTGGCGAACTCCTGCCATGTTTCGCCCATTTCGGTGTTGACCACCTGTGCTATGCGGGCGTGTATCTCTGCAGACGACAGGTCTTCGAGGCCCTGGCATACGGTTTCGAAAAAGGCTAGGCGCTGCTTCAGGCTATCGACGCGCGCCTTCTCGGCGTTCTCCCAATCGGTCAGCGGCTGGCGAACCTCGTCCTTCAGCTGATCGAGGAAGTCGCGCGCCTTCTTGCGGGTGGCGTCGATCTTCTTCGGGATCTCCTTGTATTCGTCGACCAGGCGCTTGCCTTCGCCGTCAAGGTAGGTCTTCGACTTGGCGACCTTGTAGGCCAGGGATGCGATCGCATCGCGCCCCTTCTTGGTGGACAGGTCCGGCACGATGCCGGTGACGGCCGCCTTGATCTGCTCCAGGTAGGGCTCGATGCTGCCTTCCTTGGTGAACACCTCCAGGGCGGTTTCCCGGGGGATGACGATCAGCTCGTTCAGTGGTTCGCTCATGGTGATGCCTCGGTAGTGGGATGGATTACTTGCGGTCGATCGGGTTGTTCAGCTTGCCGCCGGTGCGCGACTGCGCGTCTTCCAGGGCGATGATCTTGTTCAGCCGGTAGCGGACCTTTCCGCCGATCATCACCTTGCCCGGCAGCTCGCCGTGCTGGTCGCGGTACTCCAACGCGCGGACGCCAATGCCCCAGCGGTCGGCCAGCTGCTGCTTGCTGAGCAGGCCGCCATCCTCGAACTTGAGGACTTCGGACAGCTTGTAGCAGGCCTGGTTACGGGTCACGATGAAGGGCGGGCCTTCGCTGGCTCGCCGCATCTTCTTCATCGACCAGACCGATATTCCCCAGCGCTCGGCCAGTTCCTTCGTGGTCAGGAACCGATCATCGATCGGGTTGATGGTCTGCTCATTCATGGTGGTGCACGTCCTCTTGGGTTTGGGGCTCGTCGAACTCGACGGGTTCTGGCTGGCGCTGGTTCTGCATGCCCATGATCGAGTCGAGGCGGCCGGGGCGGGCCGGCGACGACGGCAGGCGGGCGACGTTCTGCTGCGGCAGTTCGCGCGGCTGGTCGCCGAAGTCGAAGCCCATGGCGTCGTTGTCGTGCTGGATGACGCGCTCCAGGGCTTCATCGGTCGGGAGCTGCTTCTGTGCCCGCTTGATCACAGCCTTGATCGAGAACTGGTCTTCCCAAGTGGTCCAGCCTGGCCCGTTCTTCGCCCTGGAGGCCTCGCGTACCTTCAGCAGGTCGCGGCGGGTCATCACCTCGCGCTTGACCTCGCCGTTGGTCAGCTTGATCACCGCGTAGGCGCCGATGATCTTGCCGGGGTCTTCCATGCCCATGTAAGGGCGGTGGACGATGCGAGGCTGGTCGCCACGCTCATACTCAAAGTGGTCCTTCTCATAGACCGCCACGCCATCGACCATGGCAACGAAGCCGGTGCGATACATGACCTGGATCAGGCCGCGCACCATGGGCATGTATTGCGCCTGCTTCTCCCAGCGGTCTTGCTGGCCGTTCTGCCCCTTGATCTTCACGTTGTAGGGCTGAACCACTGCCTCCTTGCCGTCCGGCAGCAGGCCATCCTTCGCGGCCTGCATGAAGGAGGCGTAGAGGCTGGCCGGCGTGCACTGCAGCAGCTCAGGGTTCAGGTTCACCGTCGTGATGGCGGTACGGATGAAGCGATCCGCTTCAATGCCGCGCGGCAGCTGCTTGGCGATCGCCTCGCGCTGCTCCTGCAGCTTGCTGCTGAACGCTACGGCCGGGCTCTTCGGCTTTTCCTGCGGGCCTGCCATGTCTTCGCCTTTCTGATCTTGCTCGCTCATTGCGATTACCTCGGGGAAAGGTGCCGCACAGCATGGTGCGGCACAGTGCGATTTACTTCACGGTCACACGGAAGCCGCGGTAGCCAGACCGGCCGCCGACGTAGGAGCCGACATCCGCCTCGGTGATCAGCTTGCCCTGGCTGGGCTTCGTGGTGCTGGCGCTGATCGTGAAGCCGGAGCCGATGACCTTGGATGCCTCGCCGATCAGCATCAGCGTCTCGGCCTTGGCGGCATCCTTGCGAGCCTTGGCGGCCTTCTCGTCAGCGGACGCGGCGTTGTATTCGGCAACCAGCTCAGCCAGCCGATTGTTTCCGGTCATATCCACCGTCTGGCCGTTGTCGTTGGCGAACAGCTTGGCGATGGTGTCGCCGTCCTTGGCATAGTCCGGCTCAGGAGCAATGCCAGCGTCGACAGAGGACCAGAAGGCGGTGATCCGCTCGACGATCAAAGCACCGTATTCGCGGTTGCGCAGGCGGTGGAACGGCTGCGGCGTGTTGCCACCTACCAACGGGGCGATCATCGTCCACTCGACATCGGCGACTTCCTGCTGGTGCTGGACCTGCAGCTCGATGTGCGGCGGCGCTTCAAGGTTGTCGCCATCAGCGATCCAGCCACGCTTGAACGCCAGGCCATCGACGTTCTTGATCTCCATGATGCCGACGCCGTGCTGGCGGAACAGGTCGCGGTAGGTTTCGTCGCCCTTGAAGCCTTCGGCGATGCCGACGATCTTGAAGTCGAAGCTGGAGCCCATACGCAGCTCGGGGATGCGGACGTATGCCTTGAATGGCTCAACCAGCAGGCCGAAGTCTTCAGCAATGCCGTAGGCGATGGCCGCCTCCAGGCGATTGCCCCACACCATTCGATTGTTCACCTCGAACTCGGCCTCAAGCTGGCCGGTCTTGCGGTGGAACAGCTCGTACTCGGTGGCGTAGGGCGAGCAGCCGAACAGGGCGGCGCATTCGGTAGAAGTCAGGTCTTTCTGGCGGAGCGCAAGCCAGGCTGCCTCATCGGCGCATTCGATGGTTTCGCGGTTCATGTGATGCCTCATCAGTTGGGCCAGCACCGTGCTGACGGTGCGAATCATGGCTCAACTGGTGCGACTGCGCAACCACCTTTTTCGCGTTTCATGCAAAACGATTCGTGAATCGGTGCGCTGGTTACATCCTGCTGATCAGGATCGGGCTTGCCCACTCCAGGCGCTCGGAGTCCTTGGTGTAGGGTCCGGACAGGTTGAACGTGCCTTCCCTATAGCCGCGCCGCACGGTGGCCAGCACGGCAGGTCCGCCGTCGACCTTCGCCAAGCAGAAGCGCCCGATCGCGTCCGGCTCGACCTCATCCGTCTTTACGCAGAAGAACACCCAGCCGTCAGCCCACGACAAGGCAGTGTCGGCGGTGCGCGCCTGGACCGCCACCACATTCTCCGGCAGCGCGGCATCCGGCGATGCGGTGCGCTCGATGACGCCTTGCGGGTACAGGTCGACCGTACCGTCTCCGGTCATGGCGCCGATCACCGTGATGCGCCGGCCGTTCGCCCGCTGCGTCCCGACGCCGGCCGCCTCGGCTACCCTGTGAAGCGGCACGCCAAGGATCTCGGCAAGCTGAGCCGCTTCGTCCAGCTGCATGCGGCGCTGCTCGCTGAAGGTCAGCGAAAGCTGGGAATGCGACATCCCCATTTTGGCCGCAAGGCTTCGCATTGACAGCTTCTTGCTCGCCATCAGGCTTTCGAAAAACCGTCTGTCCACTGGCATAAATTATCCCTCCGTGGTTTTGGTATCGCACAATTCAGAACGAAAGCAATCCAGATGCTTGACTCTTGTGGTTCTGAAATGTGACCATTGCCCTCAGAAATCAAACCAACGCGGAGGTTCAATGGAAATCACAAAACCCGACCAGCTGACAGGGCCGGTCATCAAGCAGATGCGGGAGGGGGCCGGAAAGACTCAGACCGAGTTCTGGGGCCCGCTTGGCGTCAGCAAGAGCCGGGGCAGTGGCTACGAGCGCGGGACGCACAGCGTCGACGAGCCGGTTCAGCTGCTGGTCTACTTGGTCCACGTCTGCGGAATCCCGGTCAACCTGTCTCACAGCGCGATGCTCACCATGGGCAACGTCGCCAACGGTATCGGCAACGGCATCACTGCAATCGATGAAGCAACGGCTGAGGCACTGGCTGCAATCAACAATCTGAAAAGCGCAAAGGCGCTGCTGGGGGCTTAACAATGGCAAATCTGAATCGCTGGGAAGGCATTGGTCGCCTGGGTAACGACATCGAGCTGCGCTACATGCCGAACGGCGATGCCGTGGCGAACTTCAACATCGCCGTCGATGACAGCTACAAGGACAAGCAGGGCAAGAAGGTTGAGAAAACCGAGTGGGTCCGCTGTGTTGCGTTCGGCAAGACCGCCGAGTTCCTTGGGCAGTGGCTGCACAAAGGCAAGCGCCTGCTGGCAGTGGGGAAGCTGAAGACCCGCGAGTTCGAAAAGGATGGCGTGAAGCGCTACGTCACCGAGATCCACCTGAGCCAGGGCACCGAAATCATCGACTGGCCAGAGAAAGATCAGCAACCGCCGCAACGCCAGCAGCAGAGCGCACCGCGCCAGCAGCAGAGCCAGCGCCATGCGCAGAACCAGCAGCCTGATTACGACAGCTTCGACGACGAAATCCCGTTCTGATCCTGAACTTCAACAGTAAATTATCACAACCAAGAGGCATCACCCAATGAGCGTATTTTTCAAGAACGCATCCATTTACCGCCTGACCCAGGCCGTCGAGATCACCCACGAGGCCCTGGCCGAGAAGCCGCACCGCGAGCCGGCCAGCCAGGAGCTGTCGACCTATGGCTTCATCGCACCCTGCGGCACCGAGCTGTGCATGACCGTGCAGTGCGGTGCCATCGGTCACGCGACCATCATTGCCACCAAGAAGACCGAGCGCATCCTGCCCGGCTCCGTGGTGAAGGAGGCCCTGACCAAGAAGATCGCCGAGATCGAGTCCGAGCAAATGCGCAAGGTCTACAAGAAGGAGCGCGACCAGCTGAAGGACGAGATCGTGCAGTCTCTGCTGCCGCAGGCATTCCTGCGCCACAAGGCCACCTTCGCGGCGATCATCGGCGACATGATCCTGGTCGATACCTCGAGCCCGCGCCAGGCCGAAGACCTGCTGTCGACCCTGCGCGAGGCGATCGGCTCCCTGCCCTGCCGGCCGGTGACCGTGAAGATCGCGCCGTCGGCGACCATGACCGACTGGCTCAAGGCGCAGAAGGCCGGCAATGATCTCTACATCCTGGACGAGTGCGAGCTGCGCGACACGCACGAAGACGGCGGCATCGTCCGCTGCAAGCGCCAGGATCTTACCGAGCGACGAAGTGCGGGAGCACCNNGACGCCGGCAAGCAAGGTTACCAAGCTGTCCCTGGCCTGGCAGGACAAGCTGTCNTTCCTGCTCGATGACCAGCTGCGCATCACCCGCCTGCGCTTCGAGGATCTGCTGCAGGACCAGGCCGAGTGGGATGGTGGCGACGACGCAGCCGGCCAGCTGCAGGCCTCCTACGCCATCATGTGCGGCACCCTTGGCGAGTTCGATCCCGGCGCTGCTCGAGGCGCTGGGCGGTGAAGAAATCCCGCAGGGGATCTAGCGATGAGCTGGCAATTCCTGGTCGGGATGATCGTCGGCGCGTGGATTGGGTGCTTTTTCGGCATCCTGGTCGTGTGCCTCTGCAAAGCGGCTACTGAGGAATAAGCGTGGCGCGCCTGTACTTCAAGAAACTGCCGGGCGGGGTATCTCGACCCCGGCAGACGATGAGGCTGTCGAGTGGCTGCAGAAGATCAAGACAGGCGATGCGGTGGCGGGCGAGTTCGTCCGCCCTCGCAATTACAAGTTCCATCGAAAGCTGATGGCCTTGTTCGGCGTGTGCTTTGACTACTTCACCGATCAGCACGAGTGGAACGTCCAGTACAAGGGCATGAAGGTCGAGCCGTCGTTCGACATGTTCCGCAAGCAGCTGACGATACTCGCCGGCCATTACACGGCCAGCTTCGACATCCGCGGCAACGTGAAGCTGGAGGCCAAGAGCCTGAGCTTTGCCAACTGCAGCGAGGAAGAGGCCGAGAAGGTTTACCAGGACGTTATTACGGCGGCGCTGAAGCAGGTCTTCAGGTTCAAGATCAGCGAAGAGCAGCTTCGCAAGACCGTCGACGAAATACTGGCGTTCGCGTGAGGACCACCATGAAAGGAAAAACCCCAAGCGCTGAGCAGAAGCGCTTCTATGATCTGTTGGCGCGCGAGATAGGCTGCATCGCCTGCTACCGCGATACCGCGGGGATGTCTCGTAACACTTACTGCTCGATCCATCACATAGACGGCCGGACGAAACCGCACGCGCACTGGACGGTTCTGCCGCTCTGCGCCGGGCACCACCAGGACGGAACAGGGCAGCCCGGCCTGATTGCCGTTCACCCATGGAAGCGCCGCTTCGAGGACTGCTACGGCAGCCAGATGACGCTGCTCCGTGACTGCGTTCTACAACTGCGCGACAAGGGGCACGAGATCCCCGTCGCGCTGGACGAGGTGCTGCAATGACCGCGCACGCCACCTGGCGCCAGCTCCGGCAGCGCCTGATCGCAGGGCAGGCCGTCAAGGACTTCGCCTCCTGCTGCACGCTGGTCCGCATCGAGGGCGACAGCTTCCTGTTCGAAACCAACCAGGCCTTCACCAAGGGCCAAGCCAACAAGCTGGTTCAGGCGATCAACCGCACCATCGGCGCGCCGGTGGCGATCGTCATCCGCCGCCTGCCGTGCGGCCTGAGCCAGCGTTTCTACAGTGATAACCAGAGGAAATCCGCTTGAACACACCAGGATATGAGCAGCTGGCCGCCGTGCTGCAGGCTGCTTTCGACCAGGCTGCCGCCGGCAAGGGAGCCGAGCGCCACGCCAACGGCCTACCGTTCCATGAGCAGCGCATGCAGACCATCAGCGCGCTGCTGGATTCTGACGCCGGCATGGCCTTCCAGGTCTGCAAGAAGGTGACCGAGGGTATGCGCCTGCCCCATGAGGCCCGCGAGCGCGAGCTGCTGGGGGCGATCGTTTACATCGCCGGCATGGTTATCTTCCACCGTCAGCGCCAGCCGAAGGCCGAAGCCCCGGCAGACCTGTTGACCACGGAAGAGCGCGAAGTGCTCAAGAGCCTGGCGACGAAAGGCGAGCGCCAGCCGGTCGGTCCCGATCTCCGCTTCGACCAAACCGGCCGACAGGAGGTGGTGGAGCAGAACGGCAATACCGGCGAGCATTACGGCTCCAAGGTGGTCGAGCTGCCGAACACTGACGCCCTTGTCGATCCGAGCGGAAAACCGAAGTGGGATGATGCGCCGGTCTGGGCGAACTACCTGACGCAGGATTCCCGCGGCGTCTGGGCCTTCTGGCAGAAGGAGCCGAAGCGCATCCGCGTGGGCTGGGTGAATGACGGTGGCATGCGCGCCGAGGTCAATTCCGGCAAGGTTGCTGGCGACTGGCGTGAATCCCTGGAGCTGGCGCCAGGCCTCCTGAAGACGGAGAAGCGCGCATGATCATCGCCTGCGATCCAGGATGCTCGGGGGCCATCGTCACCCTCGACGACGACGGGCGGTATGTGTCCCACCTGCTGATGCCGACGATCAAAGCCGGAAAGTCAAGCCGGGTGAACGGCGCGGCGGTATCTGCCTACCTGCGCGAGGCGGTGCGCGACAGCTTCAGGCCGGCGCACTGCTACCTGGAGTCGGTTCACAGCATGCCGAAACAGGGGGTTTCGAGCGTGTTCACCTTCGGCCATGCCGCCGGCCTGGTGGAGGGCGTCATCACCGGCATGGGCATCCCGCTGACCCTGGTAACGCCGCAGGCCTGGAAAAAGCACGCCGGGCTGATCGGTTCGGACAAGGACGCTGCTCGATCGCGTGCCGTCCAGCTCTTCCCCGAGCTGCGTGTTCTCGACCAGAAGGCCAAGGGCCAGGCCGTGGCCGATGCTCTGCTTATCGGCCGGTACGGCCTGCATTCGCTTGGGCAGAGTGGTTCGACTAGCTAACCAGTTGTGCTAATATCAAACCGTCTGCAGCGATTCGCAGGCAAAAAAAATGCCCCGGCAGGCCTTGGAACCTGTTCGGGGCGCATTGCTACTTAGCCGTAAGGAGCATCCCTATGCTACCTCAAGCTGTTCATTCCTTCCAATTTGATCATCTTAATCTTCGTGTTCAGACCGATGACGCGGGGTGCCCGTGGTTCATTGCGGCCGATGTCCTCGCCGCCCTAGAGCTAGATCGCAAGGCTCTTGAGCGCCTTGACGATGACGAGAAGGGGGTGAGTTCAATTCACACCCCTGGTGGCATGCAGAAAGTCGTCATCATCAACGAGCCAGGACTATACAGCCTGGTCCTTGGCAGCAAGAAGCCTGGCGCAAAGCGCTTCAAGCGCTGGGTGACACATGATGTCCTTCCCAGCATCCGCAAGACTGGCAGCTACGTCGCGCCGCAGCGAGAGCTAACCCGCATGGAGCTGCTGCAGCTTGCCATGGACTCCGAGCAGGCCCGCCTGCTGGCAGAGGCTGAGCGTGATCACGCCATCGCCACCAAGGCCCTGATCGGCAGCAAGCGCGAGGCTACTGCCATGGCCACTGCCGCCGCGGCCACGAAGAAGGCCAAGCGCCTGGAGGAAAAACTGGGCTTCTGCAGCCGGCACGCGACGGTAACTGCCGTGGAGAAAGAGACCGGCGCCAAGCTGCCGAAAAACGCATACGTCGCCTTGCGTGCATGGTGCAAAGCCAATGGCGTGATCCCCGCTGAAGTCGTCGACGAGCGCTATGGCTCTGTGAAGGCATGGCCCGCCGGCGCATGGCTCTTCGCCTTCGGCATCGACCTTGCTGAACTGTTCAAAGGCGGTGACGTATGAGCCTGGAGAAGATCGGCCAGCTGGCCGTAGAGCTGCACGCCGCCACGCTGGCGCGCAAGAACGCGAAGTACGACCTGCGCGAGAAGTACACCGAGTTCTGCAAGGAATGCCTCTCGATGTCAGGCTTCACCTACATCGACAAAGGCCACCAACAGTACCGAGCCATGCAGGAGTTCTCCAAGCAGGAAGTAGACGCTTACCGCCGAGCCCAGCTCAACGAGTACAACCTGAAGCGCAAGCTGGACCGCGCAGTTCGCCGCCACCTTGCGCCGCCGGCACCGTCCGCGCTCGACCGCAAGCAGATCGACATGGCTGAAGTGTGGAGGGCGCAGCAATGAGCATCATCGGTTTCGTATACATCATGGAGAACAGCGCCATGCCTGGCCTCTACAAGGTCGGGTGCACCATGCGGTCGCCGCGCCAGCGCGCTATCGAGCTGTCCGCCTCGACCGGAGTGCCGTGCACATTCGACGTGATCTACTACGCAGAGGTAGAGAACCCCGATCGGGTCGAGCGTCGCGTCCACCAGCACCTCGATCGCTTCCGCTACAACGGCAACCGGGAGTTCTTCAGTGTCGCGCCAGAACTGATCGCAGAGGTCATTCGCGGCGACTTCACAGGCGTCTGGAGCGAGTCGTTCTGCAATAACCGTATGAGCTTCCTGGCCTCCGGTCAGGTCAGGTCAGAGCAAGCGATTGGAGGTGTCCATTGAACCTCTCCGATTTGCTGGACCGTCCGATCGCCTTCCAGCGTCCATTCGTGAAGCTTGGCGCCGGAATCAACGGTGCCCTGATGTTGTCGCAGGCCATCTACTGGTCGAGGCGCACAAACGACCCAGACGGCTGGTTCTACAAGAGCCAGGTCGAATGGGAGGAAGAGACCGGGATGACCCGCTACGAGCAGGAGGGCGCCCGTAAGGCCTTGATCAAGCTTGGCGTTCTCGAAGAGCTGAAGCGCGGCGTTCCCTGCCGCCTTCACTACCGGGTGAACATGAAGGCGCTTCGTGCAAACTTGCTTGGGGAAAACCAGCAAACCAGTTTGGGGAATTTCCCCAAACAAGCCTGTGACTTTTCCCCAAGCAAGGAAGGGGAAAACCAGCAAGCTATTACAGAGAATACAGCAGAGACTACACAGGAGATTACTCCAGAGAGTTCTACGCTGGCGCTCTTCGAGCAGCCGCGACCGGACGACATGACGGGGCCGAAAGATCCAGCGGCGCTGACCTACGCTACCTGGATGGCGTACTCGAACGCCTACCACCGCCGGTATGGAACCTATCCGCTATGGAACAAGGCCAACGGCGGGAAGATCGCCCAGATCATTTCGCGCGTCGGCAAGGACAACGCGCCAGGCGTGGCTGAGTTCTACCTGACCCTGAATGACGCCTTCTACGTCCGCAAGCTGCACCCTGTTGGAAACCTGCTGTCCGATTGCGAGTCCATCTACACACAATGGGCCACCGGCCGCTCGATGACCGCCACCAGGGCCAAGCAGGTAGACCAGACTCAGGCCAACTTCAGCGCGGCAGACGAGGCCATGGCGCTGATCCAGAAGCGGAGGGGGATGCAGCATGCTCAGTGACGACGAGCTGATGCTACTGATCCAGCAGCTATGCGCGACGGCGGAGGTGCTGGGCCAGGAGATCAAGCCGACGACAGCGGCGCTGATGGCCGAGGATCTGGCCAAGTATCCGCTTGAGGTGGTTGGCAAGGCGCTCGCCCGGCTGCGGTCTAACAGCGATGGCAGGCTGACCCTGAAGGCCATCGTCGACGTGATCGAGGAAGGTAGCGGCCGGCTGACGGCGAACGAGGCCTGGGCGCTTGCGCTCGGCGCCCTGGATGAATCCGCCACCATCGTCTGGACGGATGAAATCGCCCAGGCCTGGGCCGCTGCGTTGCCGGTAATGCAGGCCGGCGACAAGATCGGCGCTCGAATGGCTTTCATCCCGGCGTATGAGCGCCTGGTGAAGGAAGCCCGGGAGCAAGGCAAGCCTGTGCAATGGACAGCATCGCTCGGCTGGGACGAGGCGCAGCGCGTCCAGGTGCTCAGCAAGGCGGTGGAGGCCGGCAAGCTGCCGGCACCGGCCGCGCAGGCTCTGCTGCCGCCTCCTGACGAGCCGGTCGATCCGGCGGGCCGTGAGCGTGTGCACAAGCTGCTGCGCAAGCTGAGCGACGATCTCAAGGCCAACAGCGCGCAGAACGAGGCGCGCATGCTCGAGATCCAGGAGCGGGAGCGGGAGGCCTTCGAAGCCCGCAAGGCTGAAGTCGTGAAGCAAGCCCTCGGCCAATCCTAGTGGTATCCTGCGGCGCATAGGGACTTGCGCCCACCGGACAACCAACACGCCATGGCGTCTATTTTGCGCCAGGAAGCGAGAAAACCATGAGGCTATACCACGCATCGTCTTTTCTGAGATCGTTCATCAGGCGCGAAGATAGGTGCCTGCGATCACGGAACTCAGCCGGAGGAACAGGGTTCGACCAGCTGAGAATGATCGAGGACGTGAGAATGAGCTTGAAGGAACACGCGGCGGGGTACTCCGCCTTGGCAGGGTATACGGGACTGACGCAGATTTTCGGGGTGAACTTCTTCCAGCTGGCGCCAGACTACCGCGCCTGGTGGCTGGTAGGCGCGGTGTGTGTGCTGGGGATCATCACGAACCGGGGGCGGCACTCACCGCATCGGTCGCGGTGACGCAAGGCTGAGCCCATCGGCTGTTCGACCGCTTACCCCGGCCCTTCAGGTCGGGGCGCCTGTTTCGGATCGCCTCCTGGATGCCCTGCAGCGAGTAGCCGATGCGCTCGGCGGCAACGTCGGTCGGAACTCCGCTGTCCCTCAGCTTGGCAAATCTCTCCATGTCGCGGTTGGTGATCTTTCTGGAAAACAGGTTGGCGTGCTTGTCACTTTGCGGCCATGGGCATTCCAGGCCGCGCCGGGTGAAATACTTGCGCATGTCGGTCGAGCAGCCGAATCCGATCTCGCGCGCCGCCGCCTCGATGCCAATACCCTCGGCGTGCATCCTCCGGCACGCGGCAAGGACTGTCTCGCCGGTGCTGGCGGTGTAGGCCGCCGCCTTGGTGGTCACCTTGATGAGAGGCGCGCCCTTCTCCAGGGCGGCCACGCGATCCCTCAATGACTGGCACTCCGCCTGCAGCGATTCAACCTCTCGCTTCGCACGCAGGGCAATGCGCTGGTAGCTCCTGGCCTGCTCGAGCGCCACCTGCAGGCTGTGCTCGAGCTCGGCCATGCGTTGTGCCTGGGCGTTCATTGCTCGACGGCTCCTTGGGTGG